ATAAAAGACGGTTATAAACCTACATCATCATGGTATGAGGAAATGTGTCGTGGTATGAATAATGATGCCAGAATGATTGCACAGGAATTGGATGTATCATTCTTGGGTTCTGGTGGTAATGTCGTTTCTGATGAATATATTCAACATCATAAAGCCAATAATGTTGAAGACCCAAAATTTGTTAGTGGTGAGGATAATGAATTATGGGTATGGGAAGAACCTATTGATGGTCATGAGTACATATTGGCTTCAGATGTTTCCCGTGGTGATGGTGAAGATTCATCAACCTTTGTTGTTATTGATTTTACAACAATGACACAGGTTGTTGAATATCAAGGTAAGGTACCACCAGATAAATTAGCTGATATCTTATATGAATATGGTATGTTATATAATGCATTATTAGTTGTTGATATTACTGGTGGAATGGGTGTTGCTACCATACTTAAATTGCAAGAAATGAAATACCCAAATCTTTATTATGATGATAAGGGAAAAGCTCTTAAACAAAGAAAGGATGTCGGCAAATATGATGTTAAAAAGGAAACCGCTGGTTTTCAAGTTGGTACCGATAGAACTCGTTTAGTGGCACATTTTGAAAAAATGGTACGTATAAATCGTGATGAAGGTTTAGACCATGGTATTAAAATACGTTCAGAACGATTAATATCTGAACTTAACACATTTGTTTATATAAATGGTAGGGCTGACCATGCCAAAGGTAAGCATGATGATATAATCATGGCAATGGCAATGGCATTATTTGTTCTGGAATATTCATTTAAAAAGTTAACACAACTTAAAAGTAAAACAAAAAGTATGTTGGCTAGTTGGGTGGTAAATTCGGGAAATGAAGCTCATAATATGCAACGTGAAATGACGGTATCGAGTAATAAACCTGAGCCAAAAAAACCAAACTTTAAACCACAGGTTGCTAAAAATATGCAAGACCCACAAGGTCAATATATGTGGCTTTTCTCTGGTTACAGATAATTATATAATATAACTGATAAATTTAAATAAAAATGGCTATACAAAAAGTACTTACAAGAAAAAATTATGGCACACTTTATAAGTGGAAAACAACTACTGGTCCACAGGATAAAGCAAATGTTAAGGGTGGTGCTAAGAGAGTTGGTTGTGATGCCACAGCTGGTAGTCAAGGTCAGGATTATAATGTCGGTTATGTTGTTGAACAACAAGTTATAAATGGGCAAGTAAATCGATTAGCATACGTTGAATGTGATTACGTTAAGTAACATTCACTTTGATATGGTTTTAAGTATAATAAAATAAAAAAAATGGCAAATAATAAAACAATATTTCAAACACTAACCAATATGTTCGGACCATATGGTGTCGAACCAGAAAGGGTCAGTAAAAAATATTCGTTAGGTAATTCTGAACTGCTTAGAACTACTTCAAAAGAAGAATATGAAAATCAAAAGTTACAAGCAAGACAAAATAAATACTTAAGTAATCAATGGGTAAAAGTTGAGAACGAAATATTTCAAAAATCAATACAATATGAGATTACCAGAATTGGTGCGTATTCTGATTTTGAGAATATGGAATTCTATCCAGAAATTGCTGCAACTTTAGATATATTAATGGAAGAATCAACGACAGTTAATGATGTTGGTAGGGTTCTAAACATTTATTCTGAAAGTCCACGAGTTAAAGGTGTATTAGAAGATTTGTTCTTCAATAGATTAGATGTCCATGTTGCTTTACCAATGTGGATAAGAAACATGTGCAAATATGGGGATAATTTCTTATATCTTAACACTGATGATAAAAGAGGTGTTACTGGTGTTAAGCAATTACCTAACTTTGAGATTGAGCGTAGAGAAGGTGGTGTTTATGATGTCATCAGTGCTAATTTAAACGGTGTTGAAAGGGGAAGCAATAAAGACGATAAAGTTAAATTCTTTTGGAGAGGTAGAGACCTAGAATTTATGAATTGGCAGGTTGCACATTTTAGGTTATTGGGTGATGATAGAAGGTTACCATATGGTACATCCATTTTAGAAAAGGCCAGACGTATCTGGAAACAACTTCTTCTTTCAGAAGATGCCATGTTAGTTTATCGTGTCACCAGAGCACCAGAACGGAGAATCTTTAAAGTTTTTGTTGGTAACATCGATGATGAAGATGTTCAACCATATGTAAATGAAATTGCCAATAGGTTTAAACGTGCTAGTATTATTGACCCAAAAACTGGTCAGATTGATTTAAGATATAATCAATTGGCAAATGACCAAGATTATTTTATTCCTGTAAGAGAAGAGGGTGCGGCTACGCCTATTGATACGTTGCCAGGCGCATCAAATTTGGACGCCATCGCAGATATTGAGTACCTCCAGCGTAAACTGTTTACAGCTTTACGTGTACCAAAAGCGTTCTTAGGTTTTGATGACCCAAAGGGTGAAGGAAAGAATTTAGCATTATTGGATATAAGATTTGCTAGAACTGTTAATAGAATTCAACAAGCTGTTTTACAGGAACTGAATAAAATAGCGATAATACATTTAGTATTATTAGGTTTAGAGGATGAGATTGATAACTTCACAATAACAATGAATAACCCATCGACACAAGCCGAAATGTTGAGAATTCAGAATCTACAAACAAAGGTAACTTTGGTTAAAGATGCAACGTCAGATATTGGTAATGGATTCAGTGTTATGTCACTTACAAAGGCTAGAAGAAGTATACTGGGTTGGAGTGACGAGGAATCTAAACAGGATTTCCTTCAACAACGAATGGAAAAAGCTGCATCTGCTGAACTTGAAAATACTGCAAACGTTATCAAGCATACTGGTATGTTTGATAAGGTTGATAAACTATATGGTGATATTGAGGTTGCCAAAGCTGGCGGTGCCGCACCTGAAGGTGGTGGTGAAGCTGGTGGCCCATCAGGTGGTGGCGGAGGCGGCTTCGGAGGTGGCGGCTTAGGCGGTGGAGATATTGATTTCGGTGAAGGTGACTTGGGTGAATTCGGTGAAGCTGAAGGTGGTGAAGCTGGTGGTGGTGAAGCCCCAGAAGGTGGTGCCGCTGAAGGTGGTGAAACTCCTGAAGCTGGTGGTGCCGAAGGTGGTGGTGAAGCCCCAGAAGCTGGTGGTGAATTGGCCGAAGATTTAACCAAAATTGAAAATTTATTAACTGAAAGGGTTGATAAATTATCGAACGATATTCAAACAAAAAAGAAAAAATATCAAGAAAATTATTATAATCGGTTGGTTGAGTCTTTAGATAATGAAGCTATTGAGAAAAAAATTCATGACAATAAAGTAAAGATATTCGATGAGGGTTTAAGACTGAATGAGGAAATTGAGTCGGTATTAAAAGGTATCGATGAATTATCAAAAGATACAGATGAATAACTTTTATCAAATATTCAGATATTTATTAATTAAAAATAGTTCATTATGCAAAACTTCGGGATAACTAAAAATATATTTAAAGAGTTTTTGGTTGAAAAACTATCAACTAAAAAACCTTATGATAAAGCCAAATTCAAGCAGGTAATTAAAACCTTAAAGGAAAACAAGGTTTTAAAAAAACAATTCAATGTATATACCAACATTGAAAATTTAGTTGAAAACGATGATGTGAACATTTATGAGTACATAAACGAAAATATGTCATTGTTTAACGGTATAAGCAAAAATCAAATAACTGAAGCTAATAAAGAATTCAATGATTTGGTTAATGAATTTGTTGGTGATTTCAAAGTTGATTCTGATAAGAATGAATTATATGAAGCCATCGATTTTCTTATATGTAATAGGTCTTCTGAAGGTTCGCTTAACAAACGTGCAGCAAAAAAGATATATATAAAGGAATATGTTAAGGCCAATAAAATTATTGAGAAGTCAACAACAGAACCAGTCCCATTAAATATGTTATCAAAGATAATGGTTGATAAATTCAACAGAAAATATGAATCATTGGATGAGAGTGAAAAACTAATGATAAAGTCTTTAATGGAAAACACTTCTGAAGCAAAATTGAATGCATTTAAAGCAATGGTAAATGAATGTGTCGGTGTTGTTGATTCATTAATGGAGGATGCTGATGATGACCTTAAAACCAAATTATCTTTAACTAAGGTAAAATTAAATGAGATGACGTTTGATGAAAGTAACTTTACTGATTCAATGTCAAAATTAGTTTCATTAAAAAACAACTTAATGTCTTAAACAATGAATTATCATTTCGACCAGAAAAACATAACTGATAAAAAAATAAATGTTATTAACAGTTTTGATTTGGAAACACAAACTGATTATAACTCATGGTCAACAATTTTTGAATGTGATGATATATCTTGTAAGTTGATTAAAACACCATTAGAGTATACAGGTTTTTTGGTTAGGTATTCAATGGGAGCTGAAACTGGAACACATTATAATGATTCGGAGTATGAAATATTAAAAGTTAAAGATGGTGAGATTATTAATCTTGAGACCAATGAATCTTATAAAAAGGGTGATGTTTTGGTTATCGATAAAAATGAAAAACATAATATAAAAGCGTTAAGTGAAACCTATGTTTTTTGTATAATGACAAGGCACAAAACGGTTTTAGATAAACTAATCAAATAGCATTTGACGATACCAGGTATTTTCATTATAATTAACGAACAAAATGTTAATAATGGAAAAAATCGGTAAAAAATTCAATTTAAAAAACTTTGACAACTACAAAGTATCTTATGGTACTGTTGATAGTACTTTAAATCAATCAATATATCTAAATCTTTCAACGTGGGTTGAACCAATGGTATCTGAGTTTGACGCTAAAAAACTAATTTCAAATTTAAACAAAACCATAAAGCAATCAGTATATGAAAATATACAAAACAGCGATTTTGATGGTCGTTATATAATTGATGTTGATATAAGAGAATCTGGTTTCAGATATGGTAAACGTAGTTTTATGTCATGTAATATAACATTATATACCAAAACACCTGTTATTAGTATTAAAGCTTCAGTCTTAAATCTTTCAAGTAATATAATAAAAGCTTTAGATAATAAATTTTTAGATACGCTTTCATTTAAAAAAACAAAGAAACCGTCTCTTTAATCTCAAATGACATATTTATCTATAAAAGATAGATATGTCGAATCAAAATACTCGTATACCAACAAATATACTTAAAGCCAATGAAACTGGCTTTGGTTATTTGATTGAACATGATGCTGGTTATATTTCACCAGAGGATAAACGTAATTTACCGTTTATCAATGAAATGAAAAAACTTGAGTCTGGTGACCGAGTTATCACTGAACCTTACTATGTATATGCTGTACTTCAAAAGTATGGTGTTAAAAATCGAAACGGTAGGGTCTACCCTGAAGATATTCTTAAAAAACAAGTTATTGCCTATCAGAAATTAGTTGATGAGCGAAGAGCTATAGGTGAATTAGACCACCCAGACTCTTCAGTAATTGCTGGTGATAGAGTTTCACATAACATCGTTGAGGTGTGGTGGGAAGGTAACGTACTTATGGGTAAGTTGGAGATTCTAATGACACCAGGATTTATTAATCTAGGTATAGCCTCAACTCTTGGTGACCATGTTGGTAATTTATTAAGACATAAAATAAAAATCGGTGTATCATCCAGAGGTGTTGGTTCTGTTGAAGATGTCCATGGTGTTCAATTGGTCCAAAATGATTTTGAATTAATTTGTTGGGATGTTGTTACAAATCCAAGTACACCTGGTTCATGGATATTTCAAGACATGAATAAGTCAAGCCAATTCAAGGCTGAAGAAATTAATGAAAATAAAAATAACATTATAAAAGGTTTGGACGATTTTCTTTTAGGTTAATTTAACCATAAAATTAATAAAAACTGAACTTTGTTAAAATATAACATATTTATTAACAAATGAATGTTGCACAACTTTTTGACTTTTCGTAAAAGTGTGCATATTTATTTATAAATGAAAATAAAATTTTAATCCAATATCTCAAAAATGGAAAAAAACAAAAACACAATTGCAGATGAAGCGCTAATGGACATTGAAGTCATTAAAGCAGCTTTAACAGAAAACGCAAAAGAAATACTTCGTTCTGTTACCAGAGAAGAAATTGAAGATGTTATTAAGGAATCTTTGAATGAAGAAGATTTCGAAGAAGAAGAAGTGGAGGATGACGATATGGAAGCTATGCCTGATGATGAAGAAGGTATGGAAGACATGGAGGATATCGATGCTGACTCTGAAGGTGAAGAAGATGACGATATGGAAATTACCGATATCGAAATCGAAGATGAGCCTGAGAGTGAAGAAGATTCAGAAGACATGGAAGACCTTGAGCTTGATGTTAATATGGATGATGACAGCGAAGAAATCGATTTAACAGGTGCTTCTGACGATATGGTAATTTCTGTTTACAAGGAATTATCAGGTGAGGATGAGATTGAAGTTGTTGGTGATGAAATTCACTTAAAAGTTTCTGAACCAGGTGAGTATATCCTAAAACCAAAAAACGGAGAAGTTGAAGACATGGAAGATGTTGAAATGGAAACCATAGCTATGGAAGAAG